GCTTCGCAATAGGTTCGCATTACTTGCGATGGAAGCAGCGGAAAAATCCGTTCAGTCTCCGATTGTTCTTCCATCAGATGTTAATGAACTGGAAATGGGTGGCGATGCAGTTATTCGCACCGCAAACCCTGCTGGTGTACGCCGTGTTGATTTAAATATTCCACCTGGAGCATTTACAGAACAAGCGCTACTACAGCAAGAATTACGTACTGGAACACGTTATCCAGAGGGACGTACAGGAAATATTGATGCCAGCATCATCACGGGACAAGGTGTGCAGGCGCTTATGGGAGGCTTTGATACACAGGTCAAGTCTGCTCAGGCTATCTTTGCTTCATCACTGCGTGATGTTATTTCTGTTTGCTTTGAAGTAGACGAAAAGTTTTTTGATTACGAAAAGACTATCCGTGGCGTAGATGCTGGTAGCCCATACCAGATTACATATAAACCGTCTAAGGATATTAAGAAGGATTACTCAGCCGATGTTCGCTACGGAATGTTGGCGGGACTTAACCCAGCACAGGGTCTTATCTTTATGTTGCAAGCACTTGGCGGAGGTTTGATTTCAACAGACCTTGCTATGCGTGAGTTGCCATTCGGCATTAACGTAACACAGGAGCAAGAAAAGATTGAGATTGAGAATATGCGTAAGTCGCTTGTTCAATCTCTACAAGCCTATACACAAGCCATTCCACAAATGGCAGTGCAAGGTGGGGACCCATCAATGGTAATTAAAAAGGTTGCTGATGTTATTAAAGCACGCCAGAAAGGTGTGCCAATTGAAGACGCAGTTGAAGAAGTCTTCGCACCAGAATTACCTCCTGCTGGCGCTCCACAGGTTGAGCAACCGTCCCCTGCTCCCGCTGCGCCAGTAGGAGGCGCTCCTGCTCAACCATCACTACAAACACTTCTATCCAGTCTTTCGGCTGGTGGGACAGCAAGCGCTAGCGCCAGAACTGCTATACGGAGGTAGTTATGCCACCGCGTAAAAAAATTAACAAGGCTAAACCAAAGCCTAAGCGTAAGCGTACAACAAAAGAACCTGTATTGGTAAAGATTGATTTCTGGGCTATTGCGGCAAAAGAAGTTTATGATGCTTGTGTTCGTGCTGGTTTTGACGAAGGAACTGCTATGGCATTTGCTATGGATAGGTCAAGTTATCCTGATTGGATAGTTGACCCGCTAGACCCAATTAAGAATCCGTTGGACGACTTTGATGAGGATAATGACTGATGGCAACTATCAACGAAAAAGTTTCTGGTATTGGTTCTATGTCTGAACGTACTGATTTGAATGTTTCTAGCCAGCCTGCTCGTTATATCTCTGGTTTACCACAAGGACAGGGACAAGCAACCTATAACCAACAAACTGCTGCTCCTATGGCTGCTACTCCGCAGATTGAAGCAGTTGGTATTGGCGCACTAGACATTACTCCAATTAGCGCTGCATCTAAATACCCTGATGAAGATATTTTAACTGGTGCGAGTTTTAGCAACAAAGGCGATTCTGCTTTGTTAAACCTGCCATACCAACAACCAACAATTTTAACTACTCTTGGCAAAATTAATCAGAATGACCCTACTGGGGACACAGAATTATTTATGATGATGTTCCAGAATAAAGGTCTTGGTTAATGCCGCGTAAAAACTTACTTGACCCATCTATTGCGGAAGTAAGCCCTAATTTTTATAATGCGGCTTTGCAATCGCAACTTTCAACCAGTGAGCAGCAACTAGTAACGCAAGCAGCGCTGTCCTGGAAAACTGCTAACTCACTAATGAAGTTGGGTAAAGAAAAAGCCCGTAAGCAATTCTTAGAATTAACTCCTGATGTACAAGCCACAATTAGGTATATGTTTCCTAATCGTGAAGAATTTATGCCAGAGCAGAATGCTCTGCAGAGTGGATTCCAGAAAGTTACTGGCGCTTTAGGCGCAGCAATTAAATTTGCTGGTAGTCCTATTATCAGTGCTTTTCAGGCTGCTGAGACTTATGGTCGTGCAATTAATACACCATATCAGTTAGAGCAAAAGCGTGAACAAGGCGAAAATATTTTTAATCTTCGTGTTCTTACTGATACTTACTATGGTAAGAATAACTGGCGCTGGGACCGTGTAGAGGAATACAACAAGAAGTATGGCGTTGCTATGACAACGCTAGCCCGTGCTATTGCAGAAGGTAGAACTCCTGGCGAAGCCATTGATTTGTATGGCAAGTTTGATTCAGATATGTATGCCGCTTTGCAGTTTATGAGTGACCAACCTAAGCGTTTTGATACGTTTATGAAGTCAGTAAAGATGGATGCACAGGTTTCTTGGGGCAGAGATATTCTCAATAAGTATGTTCCTACAGAAGCAGCAGCCTCTGGTGATACGCTGAATACTAATCACTGGGCAGTTAAGTTTACACAAAAACTTGGTATTGATTTAACAACTACTAAAGGTCGGCTTAAGGCTAAGAGTCTTGTATCTGGTCCGCTAGATGGTATCTATCAAACAGCAATTGACCCATTGTCATATGTAGGTATTACCCCTGCTGCTAAGGCTGTAACCACAGGTATTCGTGGCGTACAGATGACAGGTGCTGAGGCTAAGACTTTAGTTGGATTAAAACCTAAAGGCGAGAAACTAGCAGACATTTATCAGGTTATTGCAGAACGCAATGGCAATGCTTCTAATGCTATCAAGTGGGCATTTACTCAGCCAGATGTTATTAATCTGTGGGATAACCAACTTGGTCCGCTAATTAAGAACTATGCAGAGGCTAGTGGCTCTACTGCTAAGGGTGCTGCTTATAACGAAATTGCACAGAACTTTCCAGACTGGGCTAACCGAAGCATTATTAAAGAACTTGCCAGCCCAGATGTAAAAGCCTTTGATGCTGCTGGTGCAGAAAACTTCTTTACAAACATTGATGACTTTAACAGACTATTAACTAGCCGTGTAGATGGTATTAGTTACCGACGCAACGGTATTCCTTCTGCTAATTTTTCACGCAAGATTGCTACTACTGTAGAAAAAACAGCACGTGCTGTATTTAGTCCTACTATATCTGCAAAGACTAGCCCTGAAGTTTTGGCTAAAGTAGATAAAGAGGCTACGGATGTTATGCAAGTTCTTAAAACTGTAGCAGATTCCGATGATACGCTTATTAATCCTAACGTTAATGAGATATTAAAACTGGGCAAGAATGTATCTTTTGTTCAACGTCAAGTTGAGAAGTTAGGCACAGCGCTATCCCGCAGTCCAGGACGTATTCTTTTTGGCGAAGATGCTGTCAAGACATCACAAGATTTTCGTAATCTTGCCAACCTAGCAACAGGAAATGCAAGAATTGCTGATGCTTTAGTTGAGTCTTTCCTAGATGAAACAGTAGAAAACCAGATTACTATTGTCCGTAATCTATATCAGGCTGTAATGACTAAGGTTGGTATGGCTGGTTCGCCTGGTGGCGAAGCGCATATGGCACAAATCCTGTCATCTACCTTCAATGAACTAGGTATGGGCAGCGCAGTACGCACAGAAATACCACTTGACTTTGCAGATGTTATTTCTCCTAGCGCTTTCCGTATGGAAAATGATGTACCTTTGATGACTGGTAAAGGAGTTATTCAACCAAGCCAGTTAACAGAAGGTATTGCTCCACTTCCTTACGATTTAATCTACCAATACGGTGCAGCATCTAAGCGCCAAGCAAAAGGACAGGCTCTCATTGCTAATGGCGGCGCTATCCGCAATGACATTATTAGAAAGTACACAGACTTTTGGGCTAACCTAACGCTATTTCCACGTTTGGGTGTTCGTTCTGCTATTGATGAAGCGTTCTTTATGTATATGGCAGCACCGTGGTACAACGTCCGCCAATATTTAACTGGCGCTGCTGTTAAGCCAAGCCGTGTTCTTGAATCTATTACTGGTAGTAAGAGTTCTATTGGTATGTATCGCCGTTTGGCTTATAGAGTTCCTGGTCTTGGGCGATTGTTAGACCCAACTAAAAAGATTACACCACAACAACGGTATGAAGTTGTTAAGAATCTGGCTAAAAAAGAATCAGAAAGCCGTGGGTATGACGTTCCAGAGGCTGAAATTGCTATGTCCCTTATCCGTGAGGATGTAGTTAAGCAAGCAGAAGAAATTTATGGCGACACGCTTACTCCAGAAATGTGGAGTAATATCCGTAAGTTGATGAAACACAATCCACAAGTGTTGGATTCGGTTGTTAACTCACTGGCTGCTCGTTCTTCTATCTCAGGCAAGATGGATATTGACTTGGTAGACACTATGTTTACGCCAAGCAACCTTAGCAAGGTTTATGAAGACTATGGTTTGACAGCAAGTAAGAAGTTCAGACCTATTAATGTTAGCAAGATGGGTGAAAAACAACAAGCCATTGCCCACTACCGTAACTTTTCTTTACGTTTTCCTTATAATAGTAAGACAATTGCACAGGGAATATATATTTCTCCTGCCACTGCCTTTTTCAAGAACAATGCATTAAAGACAGTTAATGATTTTACTGCTGCTAGAAATGAATTATTGGAAAAAGTAGGAGTAGCCTATTCTGATGAGGTAGGTGGATTTGCTGTTACTAATGAAGCAGCAGCCAAGGCTTTTAATAACAAGTTTTCATCCTCTGTTTATAGCCGCCAGCAAGGACTGAACGAGTCCGAGATTGCCCGCTTACACGTAGAGCGTATGTTGCTAGATATGCGTAATACAT